TTTTAAGATTTTGTTTAACGGCTTGATTTAATTGAGTAAGGTTTTTATTATCATCATATCCCAAAACATACATATTAATAGCAAATGGGTTGTTTACTTCCGAAATAGCAGTTCTTTTATTTGAAAGATATTTAACCAATTCTTTTTGAATTTCAGATTTAGCCATTCCTTTCATAGAATCTACCAAATTAGTAAATTCGGCAATATTATTAGGACTAGCTAAAATAGATGCAGGGGAATTATTATCAATTTCACCATCCGGACTAACATATACTTTTGCAACACTACCATATCTTGCTGGCATACTCAAAGCTCTTACAATATAATCTTGTCTTGTTACAGCTCTATTTTGTGAACCAAAAGTGGCCAATGCGTTTTGTCTAATTTCTTCAATTGATTCACCACCTCTACCACCAACAGCAGGTTCTATATTTTCAACTGCTATTGTTGTTTTTGCCTGATTATAAACTCTTAGATTATCATCACTTAATGATAATAAATCTTCTTCATATTCTATATTAATAATACTAACCAAATCTCCAGTATTTACATTTGCTTCAATTCCACCACCTACTAAATATTTTACTTTTAATGTTGTATTTGTAGGTGCTATACCAAATGTATTTGTTTTCAAAAAATTAGAAGGGTCAATACCTTGATTCAATCTATTAACTGAATTAGCCAATCCTAATCCTACATTTTTTGTATTGGGTAATATTTGTTCATCATTCATAGAGGTATCCCCACTTCCAAATTGTAAATCCATAGTGTTATTTGAATTAACTTTTACACTAAATCTTCTAGGTACTTTTTGTACTTCTAAAATATATGGAACTTCCGATGATTTTGAATTTAAATCAGAATTTGTATTACTTGAAATATTAGCCTGTTCTACAAATACGCTTTCTTGTGCCAAATAAGGTACTTCATAATATTTGTTATTATTAGAATCGGTAACGGAAACTATTTGTATTATATCACTATCGGATAAAGAAACCGATGGATAATCAACATCACTTCCCATTATAAAAGATGTTTCTACTTGAGTAGCAGATATTGCCTTTACTAATTTACTAATAAGATATTGTGTTGGAGCGCCGGTTGAATCTCTTTCATATACATCAATTTCTCTATCAATTGGATTTTCAAAATCAACAGAATCGGTTGTTCTAAATATTATATTAGAATTCGATGTTGATTTTATTTCCATTCCATCTTTAATTTTTAAATAAAATCTAGAATCAGGTTCTAAATTACCTCCATTATTTTTTGAAGGTACTATTTGATAAACCTTTATAGTTGTAGCAGCGGGTGCAGATAACTTTGGTTTATATCCCATAGATTGCGCAATTGATACCACATTTTTTCTTTCGCTAGCATTTGCTAACATTGATTCTTTTAATTGGGTATCCTGATAAAAAGAAAGAACATCTCCAACATATGAAGCCATATCAATGAATATGTTTCCAGGTGATGCATCTGAAAAATCCGAATAATTATCCGGAAAATATGTTTTTGCAAAATTAACTAGATTTTCTTTAAATGCGGTAAAATCTTTACCTACATAATTTATTTCTTTATTATTATTGCCCCAAGTTTTATTTAAAGATTTAATTGCCATTTTATGTTATTCTTTTATTGATACTTCTATACTATCTGTTATGTCCGGATTTTATTTTAATGAAAAAACTATATTAAAATTAATTATATGGTTATCCATATCGTTTTCAGTAAAATCAAAAACAATTTCATCTATATTAACTTCTGGAATCCAATAGTTTACTGCCTGCTCAATTGCCGCTTCTATTTTATTTTCAATTTGTCCTTCAATTATTGGTTCAAATAAAACTTTATGAATATCGCATCCGAATAATGGATTCATTATTCTTTCTCCTTTCTTTGTTAATATTAAGTTTTTAATATTTTCTGCATATTGTTTTCTTGTGGAATAATTTTTTTGAAATATTCCATCTTTATCTGAATTAGAAAATCCGATACTTAAACCTTTATGTTGGTTTTGTATTAAATCTTTTACGGATATTTTTCCTAATTCTATTGCCATTATTTAAATCTCTTTACTAATTCCGAATAATCTCTTGTCAATGCTTTTATTGTTGCATCTTGCAACCCATCCCCAGTGGATTCTAGTTGTTGTGGAATATTTTGAGGTATAGATGATACTTCTCTATAATCCATTGTCTCCCAATCTCCCTCCATAGTTTGTTGTGGTTGTAACATATCTAATACACTACCACCACTAACGCCTAATGCAGCTGTATTTCCTTCTGCTCTATGTGCAGAGGTAAATGGTTGGGTCATATTTAAAATCTCATTTATCATTGGGTCTTTTGAAAATTCTTTTTGTGGTCTTTGAACGGGCTGTTCGTATACAGGTTGTTTTCTTTTAACCGGTGTAGAATTAACTTCCGTCATCTCTCTTAACGATGGAGTAGATGTTTTCTTTTGCGAGTTTAATGTAACTGCACCAGATTTTATAAGTTTAACAAGTTCTTCTTTTACTTGTAACTTAACTTCGTTTTTAACAACTTCTTTAATTAAAGTTAATAAAATGTCTGATTTCATAATAATTGTTTATATGTTTTTAATAATAAATATTGTATTTAAATTTTATTTAGTTACCTCCACCAAGTATACCAGGTTGTGATATAGGAGTTCCAGCCGCAGTAGTCGTTGGTGATGCTTCTGATGATTTTGAATCGTTTCCGTATGGAATTGGCGCGCCACCCGCAATGGTAGATGTTAAATCAGTACCAGCCTTTACACTAATCATCGCTGCTATATCGGTAACAAGTCCGGTACCCTCTCCAACTGCGTAATTTACTGCCATAGGTAATAATTCTTCTGCAATTTCTTTAGGAGAAAGTTTCCAAGGTAAATCTGATAATGGATTTAAAGGTGGAATTGCGAATGGTTTTGTAAAATACCCAACCCAGGGTGTTATCCAAAATGGAATTGGTAATCCAGTTACGGATGTTTTATGACGAGTAAAATGCAATCCAGCAACGGATAATAAATGAAAATTTGCATTTATAATAAAATTCATAAGCCAAGTATCTACATTACCAATTGGAAACATTGGTTGTGTTGGGAAGATTCCAGGAAATACACAAAAACTCATATATGTAGAATCTCCATAAGTTGATAATGCAGGTGGGAATACGAAAATTGGTGCTTTTGATTTATCCATTTGTCTACCCATCCACCATAATTGTATACCTGCACCTACTTTTTGTAATAAATCTCCATTAGGACTAAATTTATTTGCTTCTATTGTAGTTGCCAAATATGCTGCAATTGCTTCATTTAATCCATAATTTATTAAAGCAGCAACATTATCACCTTTTACCGAAAACTTTTTTCTTGTTCCACCCGGTGGCTTTCTAAATTGAAAATATGAACTAGAAAATCCACCCGCAGCTACATTTAGTAATCCAGGAAACATAACATTCCCACTAACTATAACTTGTTCATATTGTTCTAAAAATTCTCTTACCCACTCTTCGGTTTCCAACCAATTTAAAACGTGTTCTGCTCCAGATAAACGTTTAGCTCCTTCCGTTTCTTTTGATTCGTTTACAATTCCTTCCGCTACTTTTTTTACCTCTCCTTTTAAAGCTTTTTTACCATGTTTTATTATTTCTTTAAAATTTACTGCTATTGTATGATTACTTCTATCATATTCTATCGTTTGCTTATTTTTTATAAATTTTTCATATTTTTTATAATATTTGCCAATTTTACCCAACATATCATCATTTTGTAAAAACCCTCTCATTTTTAAATAAAATCCTGCCCAAGACCCACCTGCTTCAAATGCCTTTTTTCTAGCTGCTGCAGCATTTGCTCGTTGTGCCCCCAATGTAGAACTTCTTTGAGATTGTGCTCTAGACCTTGCAGCAGCTGCTTGCCTATCAGCAATTGATTGTCGTCTAGTTGCAGCCCTTGATTCAGATTGTGTTCTTCTTGACATAATCTAAAATTAGTTTTTACTTAAAAAATTTCTAGCTGATAATATTACTTCTATTTTATCTTTAAGTGCATTAAATCCTGCTGCATTTGCCGGTCCAATGGCCGATGGGCCTGCGGGTGTGTAAAATACTTGATTTGTAATTAAATCTATTAATGTTTTTAATACATCTACTAACTCACCACCTAATACCATTTGTTGAACCGCTGCACCCGCATCACCTTCACCGCTATCACTTCCCAAATATACATTACCACCCGAATCTGAGTTTAAAAATATTTTAGTGTTGGTGTGTAATGTTATGTCTCCATCGGAATGCTCATATATTGAAGAAGCAGCATCTACACTAAATACACCATCGGTAATTACACCAGTATTTCCTTTACCAAAGATAATAAATTCTTTTGCTTTAGCCGATAAGATGATTCTATCTGAATTTATAAATAATTGGTCTCCTTTTAAATCTCCAGAAGAAGGATATGAGCCAAATCCTACTTTACTTTTTTTAATCGTTTCTTTAAAAGGTATTTTTGTTTTATTAGAGGATATATAAATAGAAGTTCCATCTTTATTTATATCTTCATCTATTAATTCTCCTAATTTTTTACTATCTAGTGCTGGGTTTTGTTTATTACGAATGAATATGCCTGGTGAAGAAGTTTTACCATCTTCGGTTAAAAAAAATTCACTAAAACGAATTGTATTTCCAACTCTACCGGTTATAAGCGTATCTCCTTCTCTTGGTTTTAAAAATTTAATCTTTTCGTTTACTTTATATTCTTTATCTTTTTTTATCTTACCATCGCTGGCCTTTTTGGCCATTCCGGTTTGCTGTATTTGTTTATAATCTTCATTATTTGAACTAGATTTTCCTCCAGCATCTACATATTTTATTTCACTAGCTCCAATTGTTGTTTTATAATCTTCTCTATAATTTGGATATTGTGTATTTGAAAATGGTAACCAAAAATGTTGCATACCAATATTCATTATCAACACCGTCTCTCCTACAATTGGAAATGTTATATTATTTTTATCAAAAGGAATTGCATAATCTATTAAAGATATTGAATGTTCTTTTTGAAATTTAACCGCTCCTAAAAATCGTATATCCGGGTCTTTATCTTTGTATTTATTATCATTATAGTTTACACTGGCGCTAATATTGTATAATAATGAATCTTCCTTTATTTCTTCGGTTGATTTGTATACTTTTGTTACTTTGGCCAAATAAACTTCTAAATCGCTTTTACTTTCTCCAGTAAATTCCGAATTGCTTGTTACTTCCCACATTTAGATTTTGTTTTTTATTTCTTCAATTTCTATTTCTAAATCTGTCAACTTTTCTTTATTTTTTTCTTCTACCTGATTAATCGTATTTTCCATTTCATTAAGTAATTGCGCTTTTTCGGTTTCACTTAACCAACCATCCTCACCAATACCTTTGGCTTCGGCGGCCGCAAGTCTTTGTGCAATTGTTGCTAATTTAATTAAGTGGTCATCGTTTTTAACCGATACCTCAATCAAATCTTTAATGATTGGGGCTATGACGGTTGCTTCACCAACATTGCGAATTAATTTACGAAGCGATTCAATCAGTTCGGAAATATTTTTCTTTTTGTTTTGTTGGTTATCGTATATGTCTTTAAATAATGATGATAAGTTTTTACCATCAAATAATTGAAATTCGCTTGCCATTATAATATGTTGTTTCTTACTATATAATTATAAAGTTCTTCACTTATTAGATTATATCCTTTTTTATTAGGATGTTTTGACGGTATAACGTCAAATGGTTCCGGATATTCCCACGCAGTTTCATCAGATATTTTTACAATAAAATCTCTAATAGTTTGTTTACCAAATCCCCAATAGTTTTTTGTATTTATTAAATGTGTAACATCATCACCCCTTCTCAAATCTTGTACCATCATATCAAACGCATCACAAAATACATATTTTACACCATAACTCTCTAACATCTTTTGTAAGAAAATAATATAGTTTTGATTTATTATATTGTAATAATTTTGATTAAACATATTTTCTAAAAAGAAACGTTTATAATCTTCTAAAAATCCATTGTATTTATCATCTCCAAATTTATATGATTCAAAAAATTTATGAGGTAATAAAGTAAGTTCTTTTATTGACCAACTTATCCACTCGCCTTTTGGTAAGAAATGAACATGGTCTCTTAAAGATGAACTCCACATAATTACTACTAAATCTCCTTCGTGGATTTTTCCGTTTCTTAAATCATTAATAACTTCATTGAATATTAAATTATTTGCTTTACCACTCCATCCATTATTTTCGTGGTCACAATTTAATTTTTCTGCTAATCGTATTGGCCAAGAATGTTTATTCCTAAAATCTTTAAGAAACATTCTATCTTTTAATTTTTGTTCTTCATCTATAATAGCACCCTGGCCTTCTGTCCAACTATCTCCGTATGCGTATAATTTCATTATTTACTAATTAAATATTTTCCTAATACTAAATAATCCATATCACAATTATGAAATGTCCAAATAGCTTTTTGTGGGTCATTAGTCATTGTATGGTCTTTTAAGTTGAATGATGTATTTAATAGAATTGGTGTTCCTGTTAGTTTTTCAAATTCCTTTAATAATTCATAGTAAAGTGGGTTATCCTCTCTTTTTACAGTCTGTATCCTTGCAGAATTATCAACATGCGTTACTGACGGAATGTTTACATCCTTTTTAACTTTAACAACCTGATTCATATAAGGAACATCTTCTTCTGATATAAAATACTTTTGATAATCTTCAATTGTAACCGATGGAGCAAATGGTCTAAACATTTCTCTCTTTTTGACAACCTTATTAATTCTATCTCTAATGTCGGACAAATGTGGATTAGCCAATATAGAACGATTACCCAATGCTCTTGCACCAAATTCAGTCCTACCTTGAAACCATCCTATGATATTACCCTCTTCAATTAATTTTGCAACTTGTTTACATAAGATTTCATCGGTATCAAACATTACAACTTTTTTTCTATGATTTTGTAATATAATTTTAAGTAATTCAGGATTACTCCACTCTTCGCCTAAATATGGAGATTGATTATCACCACCTTTTACTTTTGGATGGCCTAATGTTTGGTGATAATGATATAAACATGCACCAATTGCCGAACCGGCATCCGATGGTGCAAATGGAATCCACACATTTTTAATTGATGTAAATGTTTTAATTTTACCATTAGCAGTTCCGTTATATGCACATCCTCCACCCAATACTAAATTTTCACTATTCCAAATATTTGTAATTCTATTGATGATAAAATATAATGCACTTTCATACCATCTTTGTAATGATGCTGCAAGGTCTTTATGATGTTGTTCTATTGGTTCATCTTTGAAACGTGGAGGAAATCCAATTAAATCAATCAACTTATCATTAAACATATCGTTATCCGATGTATGCCATGTAAAGTAAGACATATCCATCTTTACAATATCAATTTCACCACCAATAGTAGCAACCTTATCAAATGTATTATTATATTTTTGATTATCACCATATGGAGCTAATCCCATAACTTTGTATTCACCTTCGTTTGGTTTGAATCCTAAATAAGCAGTAAATGCTGAATAAACTAATCCCAAAGAATC